ACAAGTATTATTTTTATTTAAACTACCAATCACTACAGAAGTATTTCCTAAACAAACTAAATTAGGAACTAATACAGATGGAGATAAAATAAATGGTAACTTTATTAATCTACCTTATTTTAATAAAGATGAAAGAGTTGCACTAGATCCTTCTGGTAAAGAAATGTCTTTGGAATTATTTTTAAATTGTATTGAATTAAATACACAAACTCCAGAACAATTTAAAGAAATATCAGATAACATAATTAGAAAAGAATTAACAGGTGGTGCAGATGAATTTAAAGATGGTCCACCATGTTTAGAAGTATTATCAAAAGAAAAAATGACTGATGGCAGAGATCGATTCTTATATAATTATATGGTATTTGCTAAGAAAAAATATCCTGATAACTGGGGTAAAATGGTTTTAAAAGCAGGTAGAGATTATTTTGAATTTGATGAAATATGGACAGATAAATATATAGAAACAAAAATAAAACATTGGGAGAAACAAGAAAAAGGACATAAGTGTCATGAAGAACTATTAGCATCTGTGTGTATTAAATCTGAATGTGTAAAAAGAAAATTTGGAATTATATCTGATAGAAAAATTTCATGGCCTAGGTTATCAAATTTAATCAAAGTAGATTTTAAACCTGATCCTGAATATTATTTTGATGTGGAAAGAGAAGATGGAGAAACAGTTACAGTACATGCAAAAGATGTAAATAGAATCAAAGATCAACAAGAATTAAGAGGATTGATGATGGCGCAAGCAGATGAATTACCTCCAATAGTTAAAGGTCAAGAGTTCTATGAAATTATTAAATCATTATTAGCAACACAAGATACAGTGCAACCGGCTCCAGGAACCACACCTATAGATATATTAAAGAAACATTTAAAATATTATATACATAATACAAATGCAACAAGTTATAACTCATTTAAAAGTGGTAATGTATTAAAAGATGAAACATATGCTTATTTTGTTTATGATGAATTTTATAATGATTTAAAAGATAATGATTGGAAAAAAGATTCATCAAGAACATCTTACATGATTACAAAAATGTTTGAGAAAGAAGATGAAAATTTACCAAAACCAGAATTTGATGTTAAAAAAAGATTTCCTGGTGTTAATAAAAAAACAAATAAACCATACTCAGGTATAAATGGTTGTGCAAAAATTCCATTATATTTATTTAATGATAAAGAAGAAGATGTAATTGAAATAGCTGAATATGAAAACAAAGAGGATATTGTTTAATGATATATAAATATTTTGGTCCTCCTGGTACAGGCAAAACACATAGATTAATTAGTAGAGCAAAAGCTTATATTAGAATAGGTACACCATTAGATATGATTGGTTATTTTGCTTTTACTAAAAAAGCAGCGAAAGTAGCTAAAGATAGAATGCCAGTAGATTCAGAAAAATTAAATTACTTTAGAACTTTACATTCATTTGCATATCAACAATTAGAACTAAATGATTCTATGGTAATGCAACCAGAAGATTATGTAAAAATAGGTAAGAAGACAGGTATAAAAGTAAAACATTATGACAAATATAATAAAGAGGAAATATTTTATCTAAATATTGATAGCCCATATTTTAAAATGATTGGTAGAGCAATGAATAGAGGTACTACAGTTGAAGAAGAATATGATCGAAATGAACACAATCGAAAAGAAATTAAACTTTGGATATTAAAAAATTTAGATGCTAATCTAAAAGAATTTAAAAGAATTACCGGTAAATTAGATTTTAATGATATGATTGATAGACTAATTAACAAACCTAGTTTACCAAAATTTAAAACTATATTTATTGATGAAGCCCAAGATTTATCACCATTACAATGGAAATTATTTGATAAGTTAAAAGAAAATGCAGATGATTTATATTTAGCAGGAGATGATGATCAAGCTATATTTGCCTGGGCCGGAGCAGATGTTAATAGATTTATTAATGAACCGGGAAAAGAAACTGTATTAAAATACTCTAAAAGAATATCTAGAGCAGTTCAAGAACAATCAGAATTACCATTAGAAAAAATTAGAGGTTTAAGAAAACATAAAATATATTATCCAAGAGATTTCGAAGGTCAATCTTATAGAATAAATAATTTAGATCAAATAGATTTAACAGAAGGAAGATACTTAATATTAACTAGAACCGTTTATAGAAGAAATACAATTACAAAAGAATTAAGAAAAAGAAATTTATATTTTAAATCACATAGAGATAAAAGTTTTTCAGTTAGATTATATAATGCATCTGTTAATTATAATTCATGGTGTAGAGGAATTGAATTAGATGAAAAAGAAATTAAAGATATAGAAGAATTTATTGGTGCGCCACAAAAAGAATGGAATTCAAATATAGAATGGTACAATGCTTTTGAAGAAGCAAACTTATCTGAAAGAGAATACATAAAAAATATGTTAGATAATGGAGAAGATTTAGATGCAGAACCAAGGATACAAGTATCTACTATTCATGCAGCAAAAGGTGGAGAAGAAGATAGCGTTATTCTTTGTTTAGATTTAGCAAGAATGGTTAAGAAATCAGTTAAAAAAAGTGATGACAAACATGATGAAGAACATAGAGTTTGGTATGTAGGATCAACAAGAGCTAGAAATAATTTATACATGTTGAAAGCAAATAATAGAAATAATGAATATAGATTTTAAAGAATTATACTTTAAGTATAAACAGAACGGGATAGAGAAGCTTCTAAATGGTGGGTGGCAGCATCATGCCTGGTTAGCAAATTTGATTTGGTTTCTCAATTCCCTTACTTGCGTTAAACATAAGGCCAAATCAATAACTGCCACAAAATAAAGGAGAAATATGAGAATAATAACATCAGATATATTTATAACTATAACATTAACATTTTTTGTAATTAACATAATGGAGGTATTAAAATAATGACCAATAAAGATATATTCAGTGATGCATTTCCACAAGATAAACAGATTGGTGGGAATCACTACAAATCGTTTAACATTCAACCTTATGAATTTATTTCTAAGAACGACCTTTCTTTTTTTCAAGGAAATGTTATTAAGTATGTGTGTCGTTATAAAAATAAAAATGGCATACAAGACTTAGAAAAAATAATTCATTATTGTGAATTAGAAATTAAAAAGATGAAAGACATAGGTAAAAAGAAATAATGTTAATGCCAACTACAGAATGGGTAGCGCCTACAGAATTTCCTGATTTAAGATCAGCAGATGAAATAGCAATTGATTTAGAAACTAGAGATCCAGATTTAAAGAAACTGGGTTCAGGGTCTATTAAAGGTAAAGGTGAAGTAGTAGGTATAGCTGTAGCTGTAGATGGATATAAAAATTATTTTCCAATAGCACATGGTGAAGGACCAAACATGGATAGAGATAGAGTTTTATCTTGGTTTAAAGATATTTGCGAATCACCTTCTACAAAAATTTTTCATAATGCAATGTATGACGTATGTTGGATTAGAAATTTAGGTATAAAAATCAATGGTTTAATAATAGATACAATGATTGCAGCATCTATTATAGATGAAAATAGATACAATTATACGTTGAATGCATTATCTTGGGTATATTTAAATAAAGGTAAAAACGAAAGTTCATTAAATGCAGCAGCTAAAGAAAGAGGATTAGATCCTAAAGCAGATATGTGGAAACTTCCTGCAAGTGAAGTTGGTGCATATGCAGAAGAAGATGCCGCATTAACTTTAGAACTTTGGCATCATTTAAAAAGAATTATTATTGAAGAGGATCTTCAAGATATATTTAATCTTGAAACCGATCTATTTCCTTGTTTAGTTGATATGCGCTTCCTAGGCGTCCGGGTAGACGTGTCCAAAGCCAATCAATTAAAAACAGCATTGGCAGTAAAAGAAGAAAACCTATTACAACAAATAAAAATAGAAACAGGAGTAGATACTCAGATATGGGCAGCAAGATCAATCGCAGAAGTTTTTGATAAATTAAAATTGCCTTATGACAGAACTGAGAAAACTGATTCACCATCTTTTACTAAAAATTTTATTTCTAAACATGAACATCCAGTAGTTCGTATGATAGCAGAAGCTAGAAAAATAAACAAGATTAATACAACATTTATAGATACTATTTTAGAACATGAACATAATGGTAGAATTCATGCTGATATAAATCAAATACGTTCTGATGATGGAGGTACAGTTACAGGAAGATTTAGTTATGCGAATCCAAACTTACAACAAATACCTGCAAGAGATCCGGATACAGGGCCATTAATCAGAAGTTTATTTATACCAGAAGAAAATTGTAAATGGGGTACATTTGATTACTCACAACAAGAACCAAGATTAGTAACTCATTATGGAATAAGATTTGAATATGAATCTGCTAAAACAATTGCAGATGCTTATATTCAAGATCCTAGTACAGACTTTCATCAGTTAGTTGCTAACTTAGCAAATATAGATAGAAAAGATGCCAAGACAATTAATCTTGGTTTATTTTATGGTATGGGTAAAACTAAACTTCAAAATGAATTAGGAGTAACAAAACAAAAAGCAGATGAATTGTTTAATCAATATCACGGTAGTGTACCCTTCATAAAACAATTAACTAATGGAGTTATGGCTGCAGCACAAAACAAAGGTAGAATAAAAACTATATTAGGTAGAAGATGTAGATTTCCTAAATATGAACCTATACTTAGAGGTTCTGATTGGGGTACATTTGTCCCAGCTGAAGATCATGAAACTATGTTAGAGTTAAAAGAAATGGGTCCACATTTATTAGATGATAATGGAGAAGTTATTAAAGATAAAGATGGTAATCCAAAGAAAAATTATTGGTATAATAATGGATACAGAAGAGCATTTACATACAAAGCTTTAAATAAACTTATTCAAGGATCAGCTGCAGATATGACTAAAAAAGCTATGGTTGATTTATATAAAGAAGGTTTATTAGCACATATACAAATACATGATGAATTAGATTTTTCTGTTGAATCAGACGCACAAGCTGATAAAATAAAACATATAATGGAACATGCAGTAGAGTTAAAAGTTCCTAATAAGGTTGATTATGAATCGGGTCCTAATTGGGGCGAAATTAAATAATATGAGGAACTATGGCTTATTTAAATGCGAATATACCACCAATCTATTGCCAAGTACGGAAGGAGTATTTATATGATCTCAAAGAACATCATGGAGAAAGTGAAGACTGTGTGGTCTTCGGCGTCGCAAGTATTACTGGGAAAGCGCTCTTATTTCATATTATGTTACCGAATGGTGCGGTCTTTTATAGATTGCCTATCAGCGCGTTTTTCAAAAAACATATTTCTAGATCCGAAGTGCCGGATATGTCAGTCGACTCGTTACAACTGTGGAATTGTTTTAGCTATTATCCTAGTGTGCATTGCTTTGATTGGTTATCTGGAATAAATGGTAAATTTTTAGGTAAAGATAAA